CCGCCACCGCCACCTTGTTGACCACCGCCACCGCCTCCAGAACCACCTGCTGCAGACAATACAATGATACCATTCATTGCTGGATGACTCATGCACTGATAGTAGTATGTCCCTGCAGTAAGTCCTGTAGTATCCCAAGTGACAGTAGCAGTTCCCTCTCCAGTTACTCCACCAGCAGAACTGCCACCTAAACTAGTTCTGATAGCAAAGGGGTGAGCAGGAGCAATATCATTTAGATCAACATTAAGAGTGTCACCAACGGTAAGATTAATAGTAGGAGCGTTACCAGATACTGATCCAAGTCTATCAGTGCCACCGTTACCAAAAGTATAGAAGTCTCCTCCATATCCTCCTTGCTGTGCTGAGACAACATATACAGTGTATGTTACTGGAGTGAAAGTAGATGCAAAATCACCTGAACCTGATGAGAATGAATATTCAACATCAAATTGTTGCATGGAAGTAGTTGATTGTTCCAGTCCAACATTATCTACAGTTGATTGGAATTCAATTACACTGAAGGTCGGGTCTTGAGATAGTTGGAATTCAACTCCCTTAAGAGTACCTGATACTGTTGTTCCACCAATAGCAGTGTATGCAGATGATCTTAGTATCAGTCCCTCGGTGTTAACACCAGTTGCATTGTTAACAGGTTCAAGAACAGAAGGATCGTTAATTCCTGCAAGTTCTGTAGAGATACCAGAGTCAACATCAATGTAAGTAACATTAACATTACCGTTACCATCTAAAGTTCTTTGGTTGAATTGCCCTGACCAGAAATTAGCAGTGTCAATGTCAGGATGCTGATCAAAGAACAAATCATTTCCTAGAACAGTACTACCAGATTGACCTCTAAGACTAGGAGGTTGACCATCAGTAGTAAATCCTGTTACCCAATTTTTTGCTTCAGTTGGTGATGCACTTGGATTTCTTTGAGCATATAAAGCAACAAGACCAGCAACAACAGGTGCAGCAGCAGATGTTCCACTAAATTTAGCATCAAAGAAACCACTGTTATCATATCTTGGATAGTCTCTGTACTGTGATATATTATGAAGACCAGGTGCTAGTGTCTCGTCAGCAGGAGCATAGATGTCAATACCAGGACCACTGTTAGAATATGTTGCCTTTCTTTCCTTAAGGTTTGATTCAATGAAGTCATCCATCGCACCAACATTAATTACTGGATGGTATCCAGTAGTTGAGTTGAATCCAATACCAGATGGGTTCATCCAATCTCTAGATCCACATGGAGTTCTTGTACCACCAAACTCAGCACGAGAATCATTTGAACCAAAGTATGCGTCAGTAAGACCATCAGTTCTGTGTATATCAGTAAATCCAACACCAATTCTTTGGTTATTATTTCCTGCTGCAGAGATGTAAATGACACCTGCTGCCATCATCTCAGCACCAGCAGTATCAGAAGCATTATTTCTTGAAGATGATGTCCATGATTTATATGCACCTAATACTTGGTTATTGAAACCAAAGATCATATCACTGACATCAACAGGATCCGAACTACTACTAACTGGCATAGTAATACTACCAGTATTGTTCTTAAACTTCCAAGATAATTGAGAAGTATTGCCAGTAGCAGCTTGATAACCCCATGAACCATTAACAACAGTCGGAAGTTTTACTCCAAGAATAGTGTTTACTGGTTTATGTTGATGGAAAAACTTGATAAGATCATATGATGTTTCGATATCCATACCAACATTATCACTGATTGCTGGCATGTTCCATATGTTTGCCTTGAATGCCATACCCATATTTTTACCAGCAGCCATACCAGCACATGCTGTACCATGACCACTAGTAAGACTGTTACCACCAGTAGTACCTACTCCAACAGCTCTATCACATGTATAGTTCGCAGGAATATTGATTGTAGGTAAGAGTGCTTTGGAAGTAGACCTTGCGTTGTTATCTTCCCACCATGCTATTGCATTTGCAGTAGAAATACCTGTGGTTCCATCCTCTCTAGTATAAACATATCCATAAGTATCAAACCACGGTTTGTCTATGAGATAAGGACCATCAAGAACAATATCTTTTACTCTACTTGTACCATCATCATTAAGAAACTCAGGGTGAGATCTTAGAACACCAGAGTCATGTATAACTATATCTACATTTCTACCATCATATGTGTAGTTAGTATTGGTACTGATCGCAGCAAGGTTACCAACATTAGCACCATATATTTCTCCTGCAGTTTTTACACCTACTCTAGGAACAGCCCAGTTAGTTCTGTTCATCTCTGCAGATGTTAATGCTCCTACTGTAGTAGGAGGATTGTTAGGTGAATCTAGATCACGATAAGCTTTGACATCAGAAGGCCATCTTTGTGGCATGGCAAGTTCTGGTTTTGGAAATGAATCTGGGTTATCTCTTAAAGATAATTCAATCCAATTAACATGAGGATGCAATGCAATCTCAGCAGCCTCTTCATCCGTCAACTCATATGTTCCACGAGTAGGACTACCTTTCTTCTCATCAGTACAAGTAATCTTTCTATCAGGGATTCCATCCTCATTAGAGTCTACGGTGAGAGCACCATGAATCTTATCCCAATAATCAGCACTGGTAACAGATAATGTATATCTTTTTAAAGCCATGTCTCACGCAACAGAATACACTTTTTTAGTATTTAGGTGTGCTATAATATATACTAGAAAGATTATCGTAATGAATATTGTAACTGGTGCAGGTGGATTTATTGGAAAACATTTTGTTAAGTCATTAGAAAATGTACTTGAAATAGATTTAGATAACTGTGATATCTTTTTAAAAGATTTTAATAAGTGGGATGAAGTTGATATGATCATCCATCAAGGTGCTTTGTCTTCTACAACTAACAAAGATCTTGGTATGATACACAAATATAATGTTGACTACAGTATTAAATTATTTGAGAAGGCAATTGAGTATGGTATCCCAGTTAAATATGCCAGTTCAGCATCTGTTTATGGTAATCAAAAAGGTATTATAAATCCATTAAATTATTATGCATTATCAAAAGTTACTGTAGATTATTGGGTGTTAGATAATATTGATAAGTTCAAACACATACAAGGATTTAGATACTTTAATGTATATGGATCAGGCGAATACCATAAAGGAACTATGGCAAGTTTGGTCTCTCAGTTTCAGTGGCAGTCATCGGTTGGATCAATTCATCCATTTGAGGGGAGCGATGAGATATATCGTGACTATGTGTGGGTTGGGGATCTTGTAAATGTTGTGTTATCGAACACTGCAGGTTCGGGCATATACGATCTTGGCACAGGGTCGCCAACAGCAATTGGCACTGTAGCTCAATTAGTTTCACTAAAAACTGGGTGCCAATCGATTCCAATCCCATTTCCGCCTCCTCTTAAGGGTAAGTATCAATATTATACCATAGCTGACATGAGTTGGTTAAAAGATTACAAATTTAAAACAATTAAAGAGTATCTCCAGGTATAACTCTGTGAGAATCTGAATCAAAGTGTTGTGTAGAAAATTCAAATAGTTCTGCGTCTTCTATTGCAACCATCTGATGTCTAGTCTCTCTACAACAATGAAAACTATCGCCAGGTTCTAGTATCATAGTCTCTGCATCTTCTAGGTTATCTGTAGGACCATAAAACAAATGTATCTTTCCTGACTGTAGATAAAAGGTCTCATCTTTTAAGATATGATAGTGCCATGAACATCTGTGATTCTTTTTGATAAACAATAACTTACCACAATACTCAGGTGAGTTGGCAATCCATTTCTCCCAACCCCATCCTTTAGGAACAAACTTTGGTTTAGTTTCTTTCAAAATAATCCTCACTATTCATTGCTTTATCATCAATAAAGATATCTGCATGTGGTTTACCAAAAATTAACTCATGGTATTTACATCCCCATATATCTAGTTGACATTTAGTTAGAGGTTTTAACAACTCTTCTGCCTTTTGTTTTGCCTCATGATGTGGAAGCATACTAGATCTACCCATAGCACGAGCAGTAAAGTATATTATATAATGACCCTCTTCATATAATTTATTGATGATTGCTATCCTATCTCTCTTAGGAGTAGATCCTTCATAGACACAAGTTCCACACTTGCCAGGTGTACATATAGTACTATCAATATCAACGCAATATCTCATCAACATCCTCCATTGTTAGTGTATATGTGCCAGGATTTTCAACTGCTATTGCTGCTGCTTTATTAGCAAAAGCAATAGACTCTTCCATAGAATCAAGTTGTATATAATAGAAGACTAGTGCTGCTAGGAATGTATCTCCTGCACCAGTCACATCAAATGTTCTAGAAATGGGCACTTGAAATTGTTTTTTGTTCCACAGAGCACCGTTAGCACCCATAGTTATTATACAATTTTTACCACGAGGAATATAATCCTCTCTTAATGCTTCAAACTCTTTCTGATTAATTTTGTATATTATATTGTCTCTACTAGGTGGTGTGGTTGATTTAGTATCAACAAAAACTTTTATTTGTGGATTTTTTTCTGCAAGATCTTCTATTAATTTTAGATCAACAAATCCTTTATTATAATCTGACACGATTATGGCATCATACTGTTGATGCATTGCTGCAATCATAATTTGATGCCGTTTTAGAGGTTCTACCTCTGGTTCAGTATCAAGACGCATTACCTGTTGATTAGATCTTTGATCTACATACCTAGTCTTTGTTATCTTTTCTTTGTTTGTTATAAAATTTACATTGATGCCAAGAGATGTTAAATTCTCATTAACATTTGCTGCCATACCAGGTGCACTTTGCTTCTCCTGATATTTCATGACAGGGATAGGTCCTTCTGGACTTAAACGATCACAAGATCCATACACCCACTCATCGGTGCAACTATCCCCGATCAATAATACATTGTACTGTCTTGCTAGTCGCATACTTTTCAATCCTATCGTAAAATTTTAGTTCAGCAGCCCAATAAGAACCTATTACTGATTTGCCTTTCCAATCGGAACCTACGACCATTATATCAGGTTTGATTGATTTTACCAATGCCTCAAGAGATTCATCACTATCAAAGTAACTTACCTCATCCACTGCATCAAGAGCAATGAGCATGAGTCCTCTATCTTCTTGATTATATATTGGTCTGGTAGTTCCTTTCTTTTCTCTTACTCTATCGTCAGTATCAATACCAACTATAACATAGTTGCCTAGAGACTTAGCATAGTTTAGTAATGCTATGTGACCTGGATGTAAGAGATCAAATGTACCATTGACAAAGACTCTTACTGGAGCATAGGGATGTACAAACCTTTTAGTCATTATTGATGCTAATTATTTTACCATGCTCAGGCAGATAAAGATACTCAATATCACTATTAGCAATAGTTTTAACAGCATCTTCTAATGTCTCGACTAGAGGTTCACCACCTAAATTGAAAGAAGTATTGAAGATAATAGGACAACCAGTTTGTTTATAAAACTCACTAATTAATTCATAGTAATTTTTATTTTGTTCTTCTGTTACGGTTTGAATTCTACATGTATTATCTACATGAATAATAGCAGGAATCTTTTCTTTAATACCCTCTTTACACTCAACAGCATACATCATAAATGGAGTCTCATCCATGCCACGAAGATCAAACCAATCATGTACATGTTCTTGAAGAATAGTACCTGCAAATGGTCTAAAATACTCACGATGTTTGACAGTATTAACAAAGTCCTTACCCTCAGGATCACGAGGATCGTATAAGATAGAACGATTACCAAGAGCACGAGGACCAGACTCAGACTTACCTTGGAACATTGCTACAATATTCTCAGAGGTAATTAACTTTACTACATCTTCATGATTAGCACCTTTAACAACACCACCATACTTATCAGTAACTTTTTGGATATCATCTAAAGAATAATTATAGTCAGGACCGAGATATAGTGTGTTTATCTGAGGTTTAAGTGCATCTTCAACTTGGAATGGTTGCAATGCTTTATAGTAAATATATAATGCTGCTCCAATAGCAGTACCAGCATCATTACTAACTGGTTCTACAAATAGATTGATGCCTTCATCTTTTAACTCTTTAAGATACCAATAGTTTGCAACACAATTTAATCCATACCCACCAGACAATACTATATTCTTTTTACCAGTCATCTCAACTGCTTTACGAATCAGTTTTAAAACTGCCTCTTGAGTCTCTACCTGTACTGCATATGCTAAGTCTCTTCTATTTTGATACTTGGTTAGATCTGGTTTCTCTTCATCAGGATCTGGATGTTCATCAAGGAAAGGATACTCATGACAATTAACATGTCCTGCATTTGGGTAGGTAGGAATCATTACATTTCTATCTACGGTACCATACTTCTTAAAAATCTTAGGCACTTCTGGATTAGGTTTACCATATGGAAATAGTCCCATAGTTTTCCCTGCTTCAATGGCATGCCACCCACAATATTGTGTGACTGCCTCATATGCCTTAACAATACCACAAGTTTCATCAAGTAGATACTCAAAGGTTCCTTTCTCAGTAGGATATATTTCTTTTGCTTCCATCTCAGGGATGACTGCTGTAGTAGCAGGTCCTCTAGTACCTAGATGCTTCCATACAGTATTGATTTCCTTAGGATAACTACAATCAAATATAGTTTCAACTTCCCATACTGTATCCTGTCTATCCATGATAGTAAAGTCAATGAATGTACCTGCACCATCAACTACTACTGCTGCTGCCTCAGTAAATCCAGAGCGATAAAATGCACACGCAGCATGTAACTTATGATGTATATTTCCTAAGTCTATAACCTGCGAGTGTCCGTTTGATGGATCATCATGACTACGATCTTCAATCAATCCTAACTTTCTTGCAAGTCCTACATAGGCAGGTTCAAAAGAATACTCTAATTTAGGGCAATCTTTTGCTGCCATCTGAGTATGTGCAATGACAAGATAATCAAGTCTATCAGTATACTCTTTGATCAACATCATTGATGCAAGAGGAGCACCATCATACTTGCGACGAGAAATTCTCTCCTCTTCTACAGCAAATACAATTTCACCATCTTTAAGAAGACAAACACCTCCGTTATGTCCTCTTGCTATGCCAGCAATCCACTGTGTCATTTACCGAACCCCTTAGTTTCTGCTTGTACAACTTTTTTCTTGACAGATTTGCCAAGTTTATCTCTGCATGATTTAATTACTGCAGAGATATCTTCTTCAGTCATAGACATACATTCATCATTCTGCATGTCCTGATAGTCCTCCATAGTCAACCTAATAGGAGAGAAAGTTCTTTTATCTTCTCCGAGATCTATTATATCAAATTTTGGATCATCTGGATAGGTTATATTAATTGGGTATGTTGATCCTATCACAGCAGTAACTGTACTACCTACTGCCTTAGCAATATGTTGACCAACAGAATCACATCCTAAGAAATGATCTGCTCTGTCTATAATACTTGCCCAGATACGAATGTCCTCAATGTGAGGAATAATAAATGCGTCCTTAGATTCTCCTTCTTCTGTGGTAAAAGGAAATTCTGACATAACAATAACAGTATAATCTTTTTTAAGATTATTAATAATTGTACTGATATCTTGTAGATTAAAACTACGAGAGGTTGGGTCAAACATATACCCACCAGTATCCATTATACCTCTACCAAATGGTTGAATAACTATGACCTTTTCTTTTCCTGTTGTTGATATTGCTTCATCAACCAATTGCATCCCTTGAATACCTTCTCCTTTTGATAGATTAATATTCGGTGCTGGTAGTTCTCTTGGTTCATCCAACCCATTAATTTCTATGTCAAATGCTTGTGCAAGACTACACTTTTGATTATAATAATGCCACTGTCTATATGGTTCTGGTGTTATGCAATCTCTATCTTTAATCTTATCTTCAAACAATCCTTTATGCCAATTGTCATAGGCATACTTATGCAATATAGGGTGTCCTCTATAGAAATTCATACCACCCTCACAGACGATTATAAAATCATCATGAGTTTCAGCATATTTTTCTAGTGCAGGGATAGATGCGACCACTCTACCTGCTCCACCATTAATGAAGAATACTTTAGATCTCATATTATCAAGTCAATAAATTATATAGTCATAAAAAAACAACCTGATTTATACGGTCATACCCATCAGTAAACATGGTGGGATCAGCGTTTGGGGAGTGTAAGACATCAGATTCATACATTATCATTCTATTATACACCATTTCAAACTCATGTTCAACCTTCCATACTCCATCGTATCCTCCACGCATCCATTCTCGTAAAAAATTCCATACATCATCAGGAGTTTTTACAATATCATCAAACATCTCAGGTTTATCGATATAATCCATGACATTATAAGGTAATGTCATATTCCCTTTATAAGAATATAAATTAGTACCACCTTGGCATTCATCAGGATAATTTAAAAAAATAACTATACCAAATTGATTATAATCAAAAGTAGATTGAGTGCATTGTCCAACTATACCACGAGTAACACCATGTTCATCAACATACCCACCACTACTATCAATATATGAAGTTGAATAAGAATCTTGATGTGGTATAGACAACCAAGGATCAGCACCAATACTATTAGAATTCATTACATTACATAGGAATCCTGCGTTATCCCAATGACATTGATACATTCTATCAGAGAAAGAATGCTTCCAAAGACTACCATCTAGACAATACTTATCAAATATAGATTTAGTATTCTCTTTAAATTCTTTAGTTTCTATATAACATCTCTCTCCAGCAAGACCCTTGATTAATTCATCTCTTCTCCACTTTTCTGCTTGTACTGCTAGTTCTTTTATTTCGCTAGGATTTTCATAGAAGTTATCAATAACTACTACTGTTCTATTATCAGATCCAATATTTTTAATTACTTGTTCTTTACAATTAGAGTTCAATTCAAACATAATAAAATCCTCAGGGACAAAAAAATTCCGAGAAAATTTTTCCCGAAATTTTGGAATTAAAAGTCACATTTTGTTTTGCACTTAAGGATCTATATCCTCTGCTGCTTTAGATGTACCACCACTCCAGAAATCACTAGTGTCAGCAGCATCTCCACTGTTAGGAGTATCATCTGGTTCGTGTGGCCATACAATTCTATAGGTTTCTGTACCTACACCTGCCCAAGTCGTAGGGAGGTCTCTTAACTTTTGACGATATTCTTTCCAAGGAGAATTGAAATTAGAAGGAGCATCTACAGGAATCTTATCATCAGAGTTTGTTAAAAGATTGTCTCTAGTTTCTCTTACCCAATCCCAACCAAATGTCTTAGCATCAGAAGCACTTTGTCCTTCACTGTGTGTAGTCTCCCACTCTGTAGCATCACTAGAGAAGACAGGATCTCTTGGCCACTTATTATTAACATGATCATACTCTAATGACTCTAGATCAAACACTTCTTGGAAGTGAAGATAGTCATTAAGAATAGGATTAGGTTCTGAGTCAGGACCTGAAGGAGTTTCTATTTGATATGCACCTTCGATACCACCATAGACAGCGATAGCATTCATTGGATACTTATCTGCATCCAAAGTAATAACCTTACTTCCTATAGGAGCATCTCTATCACATGTTCCAGTCTCAAAAGAATGCTCTTGATGCCAGTCAGGATTAGCATCTGTTCCTTTATTCTCGTACCAAATAGTTATGTGCTGTGGTCCGACATAGGTACAGATTCCTGTCCTCGTTGTGTCTTGTGCCTGTCCCATCCATACTGTAGGAACAGGAAATAATACTGTCTTAGTAATGTTTGCCATTGGTTTTGTTCAGGTGTACTCCCTCATTTGTTATTTATTATGACCAAGTAGTGACAACAACTAAACCGCCGTTACCATGATCTCCCCAACATTGACCACCTTGAGTAGATCCAGAGTGTCCACCGCCACCAGGCCATATAGATGGTGATGAGCAACATCCTCTAGCATTACCATAAGCACAACGGTTTGTTCCAAAGTTTCTATTAGCAGTCCAAGGACCAGGAGGAGTAGAAGTAACTGACCATGCACCAGAGTGACAGTCAACATGCTTTAATTCTCCACCAGAAACACCACAAATATAGAATTCATTCTCAGGGTTCATTGCACATGACTTATCTTGTGAATCAGGCCATGATGCAGAGCAACCGTTGAAGCAGTTGTTCCTTTGTGCTTGCTTAATACAAGTATAGCAACTAGAAGTACAACGCTTAACACCATATGTTCCACCTTGCATACAGAAAGTTCCTAGTCCACCACCTTGGACATAAGAAGGACATCCATAGAATCCACAACCTCTTCGTCCATTACAACATCCACAACATGAACATCTACTACTTGAACCAGCACAGATAGTATATTGGGTAGAACCAGCAGTAAAGTGACCGCAGTTTCCATAGACTGTCTTAGTAGCGTAACCACCACCGCCACCACCAGTACCAGGACCACCACCACAGCATCTAGCAGGACCACCTGATCCTCCACCAGATACAATCTCAAACTGGATAGTTGTTACTTTACTAGGTACCGTCCACTGATAACAGCAACCTCCATTACACGGATTGTTATTACAGCAGTTGAAGTAGAAACTTCGGCATTGGATACCAGTCGATAGACCAGAAACTTGTCCTGGACCTAACGAATCTGGTAGGATTGCAGAATCCCCCTGTATCTTTTTATATGTTTGATAATTAGCCATTGTTTAAGCCGAATGGTGGTTCGTAGTTGTATTTATGAAAGGGTGGGGGTTATTCACCCCCTTGTAATCATTAGATGGTAATGATTCTCCATCCTTGTGTGCCATCATAGAACACAAGTTCAAATGCAGCACCTTCAGTATTAACTGTTAGGTCGGATGCGTCACCCATGATTGGGTTACCGTTTCTACCAATCGTTAATGAATTAGAATCGAATGTCTTAGCAACATCGAAGAATCTAATGCTATCACCCTTAACTGGTGAGCCAGGTAGAGTAACAGTGAATCCACCAGATGTTGTGTTACAGAAGATTTGCTGTTTGTTAGAGGCAGTGACTCCAGAAGTAGCATCGATACTCTGGTATGCACCTACAGGTAACCAAGTACCTCCATTGTAGTATTCATAACCTTTTGTATCTGTATCGTAACGAAGTCCACCCTCTAGTAGTTGGTTACCAGTAGGTCTTCCTGCTTGAGTACCTCTAGGTGGAACCAAGATACCAGATGTAGCATCCATCTTACCTCTTGTTAGGAATCCACGAACTGCTTTCTCAGTTGGACATGCTTGGTTAGAATCACCAGACATGAGTTCATCAGAGGAGAATTCGTTGATTGCCTCACCGATCTGTCCACCGATAGCACCCAATCTTAGTTCTGTCAAACCAGATAAGTTGAAAGCGGAGGCATCCAAGGTAGCAGCACCAGTTAACTGGTTAACTGAGAAGAACTCACCAACTCTGAAGTTACCTCCTTGGTCAGTTGATACAAAGAATATCTTACCAGAGTTAACTACATTGGTTTCGTTACCCTGTGATGCTGTGTTCTCATCAGTGTTAGGATAGTTTGTTTGTGCAGTGTTACCTGTACCAATCAATAGGAAGTCATGACCAGTAAGTCTTAGTTTAGAGAACTTACTTCTCATTGCGAACTGCTGATTGTCAAATGACTTAGGAGCAGATCCCTTACCAGGTGCCACATTGATTGTTGCACGACCATTTGCTCTCTGAACAGCGTTGGTCTCGGCACTTACAAATGTATGAGCACTTGTATTTGTAGAAGGAATATTTTCTAGTGACTGGAATGAGAATGTATTAACAGTAGTTGCTGAGATAGAAACTAATGTTCTGAATAATGGGTCAGGTGTTCCAGAGTTACCACCAGTACCAGATGCACGAGGATAAGTCTTCTGAGCAACACCACCATCTAGAGAACAAGTAAATGTTAACGAGTTAGGTGTTAGTTGAATTTGATCTCCAACCATCATACCGTGACCATTAGATGTCAACTGTACGATACCTGTTGATGGGTTATAAGAACCTGCAGATGGAGTGAAGTTATCACCAGCAACATAGTTTGTTACAGCTCTTAAGATGTAAGTATTACTATCCGAGAATCCTAAACCAACGGTAGTAAATCCTAATGCGTCACCAACAATCGGTGTCGTTGACAGTCCAGCAACCTCGAAGAGGATATCTGCCTGACCATTTACTGCATTAGAACCACCACCAAGTCTGAAGTATCCAGTAGCACCAGCACCAACAGAATCAACTTCAATAAATTCGCCAGGTGTGAATACTGTGGTACCAATACCAACCGCAGGGTTGATGTCAGCAGCGTCTGTAAATGTGTTACCAAATCCAGTGAAGTATTTGAAGTAGATTGCGTCTGATGCAGACTGGTCATTAGTTAGTGTACCACGAGCACCTGAGACAGTACCACGCATTGTTGCACCAACAGCAAGTGTTCCAACATAAGTTCCAACAACAGTTGTCATCTTATCACCGAACATCCTACCAAATCTAGGAGTTTCTAGTGTAGAGAATCCTGCAGCAACAGCACCATAATCACCATAAGAGTTGTTACCTGATAGAGATCTAATTTCTGATCCGTCATCAGATACATATCCAAATGCACAATAGTATGTGAAGGAAGATACAATTTCAGCAAGAGCATCATCTTCTAGGAAGAATCCTACACCACCCGAATGAATATTCGTGAAGGCATCGAACACCATCGATTTACCACCTGCACCCTCAGGTGCTAGGTTGTGGACACCACCCTCAATAAAGATACCGATAGCACCACCATGTCCTGTACCATCAAGAGCAACATCAGAGAATGCAGTACAGTCTTTAATGTATGGTGAACGGTTTAGAATAGGATCGCTTGGGTTTAATCTGAAGTATACACCACAAGCAGTAGTACCTACACCAGTCTTGACTTGCCACTTATCAGTGTTGAAAGGATCGTTGACATCATAGTCAAATCCTTGGAGACCACGCAATGTGATCGCCTGAACTGTAGTAGAGTCAGACACAAAGAACATCGTCTGACGAGCATTAGGAATAACACCCTCAGTTGATATGCCAGGAGCAGGTTGAATTGTTGAACCTCTTAAGACATCACCAGCAATTGAGAAGTTCTTAGGTAGAGTAATTGGTAACTCTTCTGAGAATACACCAGCAGATAGTTTGATAATAACAGGTGAAGAGTCAGTAACAGTACCACCACTTACATATGTGTGTGCGATGGTTGAGATACTAACATTGGTTACGAAATTATCAGAGTCAATAACACTATCAACTTTAAAGTAGAAACCTTGTGTACCATCTGGATAGATTGTAGTTGTTAAACCAGAGAAACCAGGAGCACAAGTGAATGATATACCAGCAAGTCTGATGTCACCTCTTGGGAATAGACCGTGGTTGGCAGCAGTAACAGTTGCAATACCAGAATTATTGTCGTAAACAAAGTTAGTAATGTTAGATACTTTCTGTGCTGCAGTAGATGCGTAGGAAATATTTTGCCATGCATCGTCAGGAGTTAGACCAGAGTTATCGTTTGAACCTTGCTGTGCGTCAATGAAATATATTTTTGTTCTTTGTCCAGCATATTGCCATTCAATTTCGTCAGAAGCTGACACTCTTAGGAATGTACCTTGAGTACCAATACCCTGTCTTGTAGGACCAGTACCATCTCTGGTAAGTAAGTCTCCTTTGGTTGTTAAGAGTGCTGCACTATCACCTATAGCAAATGCTTCCCACATGGTAACAGCAGTACCAGGTTGGACATTAACATTGGAAGATGCTACAGAAACATATGCAGAACTTGAGAACTCAACTAGGTCACCTTGCTCATAGTAATTAGAGTTAGTCCAAGTACCTCTCCATTTTTGTCCTCTAACAAGTAGAGACCAACCATTTTGTCCTGCATCACTATCAGTAATACCAGCACCGATTGGTGGTGTGTCGTTATTAATTATTAATTGGTCAGCGATGTAAGAGTTACCACCATAGGTAACAATCTGACCTTTACCATATTGTTGTGTCTTATCGTATGTCGCACCAGCTCCAGTACCAATACCTTGAACTAAGTTAGACCATAGTTCTGGGTTCTGGTTTGGTTGATCTCCTCTTGGGTTAGTACCTATAGCAACATAAGCGGAACCACTAAATTCTACGAGGTCTCCTCTCTCATATCTTGCACTAGAGTCATACTCTCCTTGACCTGATATTCCGTTAGAGAATGCAGCAAAGTTTGATGCAGGAGGGAAGAATCCATCCGATCCAATACCTGTAGTATCATGTGGAGATGTTGATACACCAGTGGCAGTCTGGTCTGATGGTGATTGGAATGGAACTGTAACACGGTATAGTTGAGGACCATATTCAACTACATCGTTTATACCATAGTAAGTATCAGTAGCAAAAGCACCTCTAAAGTTTACACCCTCTGCATAGATATCCCAATACTGTGGGAAGTCATTGCTATACCAGTTACTTTGAATACCAGTTGAGGTATGCTGTGCTGTACAAATGTATAAGTTACCGCCTTCTTTTATGATATCCTGGTCAACATAACCAGTATTGATTGCAAAATCTCCAGCGAAGTTTTGACCTGTAAGGTGCAAACTCCAGTATGTTGAGTCGTTAGGGAAGCCTGTAGGACTAGCATTAGCAGTATGGTTACCTATACAAACATATGAACTAGCACCGTACTTTACGATGTCATCTATTACATATGCAGTAGAGGCAGTCCATGCTCCACGCCAGTTGAACTTCAGTCTTCCAAGTCTAAATTCTGCCATTGTTAGTTACTCGTTAAACAGGTCCAGTGTATGAATGGGTTCCGTTGACCTGAAGGATAAAGTATCCATCAGAATCTAGGAAATAATTTAAGTTACGACGATCAAATCGTATCTGTTGATATTTATCTTGCGGATTATTGGCAGTTGCCTTTTGTTCAGTAACTTCCTCAACATAATCCTGATAATCTCCAAACTCTTCAACTTGCGTTCCATCGAGTCGGAATGGTTCAAAGCTTTCAGTAGTAGAAGCAGTACTTACCTTAGTAAGATAGAGCATAGCATTCTCATCTCTTCTCAAGGCATAGATAAAATGCCCTGTAGAATCTTGAGGTTGAAAATGTGAGTTGCTTAATGTTAATGCCATTTAACTAACTATTCTCCAATAACTACCTGTCCATAAAAACATAACGGTTACACCCGAAACATCTAAGTTTACAGGTCCATCATCAATGTTCCCTATCGCATCTTTGAATTGATGGCTCGCTGAAGTCAATGTAACATTATTTATATTCCAACTTTGGCCACCGTCTGCTATCTCAATGCTGTCTCCAGCAGACAAGTTGACTGTTGGCATGGTGGCATTAATAACACCAGCATTAGTGTCAGCAAGGTATCTTTTGTTAACAACAAGTTGTGTTGTTAAAGGACCAGTTAATTGTGCAAAGACAGGAGTTGCACCAGTAGCAGCCTGTGCCACAGTTTCAACAGCATTGCCACTTCTAATGTAGATCTTTTGGTCTACAATATTAATAGCCATTTCTCCATCTTCCAGATCATTAAGACCAGGAATCTGACCCTGCGTAATACTTCGTTTTGGTTTAATGCGAGTAGGCATTACAAGATTTTATAGTATTGCTTCTAGTTATTTATTAGAAGTAATTAACCGCTAATACAAATCGTGCTTTTTCTGTAGTGCAGTTCGTACTATTATGTGGTGTAGATCCATCAAAAATTACATTTCTATTAGCAACACTTTCTATCTTAGTTCCATCTTCCATCCTAGTATATCCATCGTTGTCATTAAAATATAACAGTGCTGCATTGTGACTATAATCAAAATCTATATGAGAATCATGCTCAATAAATTTTCCTTGATTAGGATACAATAAAACTCTTGCTCTAATTATAGACTTGACATTTAAAACTTTGATTAGATAATCATCTAATGGTTCCATGAAAGAACTTACTGGAGAGAATCTTTCATATAATCTATGTACAAAATAAAAATGTTCGTTATTACTCTCCCAAGGATTTGCTACCTTTGCTTGATACTCCCAAGGAAAGTTATGACCCATCACAACTTCTTGTAGCATAGTAAAATAATCTTTGTTCAGAGTATCGTTAGTAATTTTCATGTCGGTTCATATAGATTAAAGGCAATTGAAAACCTAGGTTCATCAGAATAATTCATACTGACATAATGATATAGAGAACCAGGAAACAAATACATACCACCTTCAGTAGGTTTTATAGTATAGTTAGAGTTTTGTATGGGAGCAATATTGTGTTCGTCAGGATGACGGAAGACTAATTCTCCTGAGTTATCTGGACACCTAACCCAAAAAACTCCAGCAAATATACAACCAGGATGTGTATGACTTACATTATAACAGTGTTTATAATTTATATTAAACCACATGTTAGATAATCGTGGTTCAAATTCAAAAAAAGTTTCATCATGATTCCGAAACTCTTCTACTAACTCTAAGATTCTTGGACTCATGTAGTTTAGAAATGGTGCGAAGGCATCCATCTCCCAGAAATTATCAGGACTCTGATACCCATCTACATTACTTCTACTATTGGTTGGATAAGTTTTGGCATAGTTAGTCATCCATGCTACAAGATCATCTTTAACCAAATTAAATTGAGAATCATATGAGTTCGCAATTACTGTAGGAAATATAGTATGGGTCTCGGTCATAAACCTTTACGAGATCTATTCTGTATTATTATTCTATCATTAACATGGTCAGGAATAAACTCTAACTCATCTTCATGTGGCCACATCAACTCCTCATAGAGAGCATTGAGTCTATCCATGTCTTCCCAAAGATCATTGACCTGTTTTTTAGATGGTGGTCTATACCAATCTTCCTCTGGTTCAAAGTTACCATGCATAATTAGGATACCTCCAGTAAATGTTTTAGTATATATTTGTGTGCTCCAATGAGATGCTTGTTTTCAACATTCTTTTTCCATATTGTCATGTTATCAATATTTAATTTATTAACAAGGAAACGACCATCAGAATCTTTACCAAACCCTACCTCAAAGTCAACTAAAGTGTAACCAATTTTATCAAACAATTCTTTTAGTAGATAATCAAGGTCTATTATTCTCATGACATATGGTTCAACTGGGTAACCCATTAATCTTACTCTATCAAAGGTAAGTAAAGGAGTCTTATCAGTATCTAAAAAGAACTCAACAATAGGAGCATGGTGTCCTTTACCACCATCAGCATGTGCTGTTTCTTTTCTATGAAAAATATACTGACCATCTTCTATACCTATGGTATCTGTGACCATAGAATCGGTAGCATAGTTTCTACAAACAACTCTGAATGGTGGTTGAGTATTAGTCTCACCATATAATATGTTGTTCTTTTCTAGAATTTGTTGTAACTCTGTGTTAATCATTTTAACATGTTTTGTTTTGATGTGCTACTTCTAGTGGCATTCTTGATCACAATAAATTTATCAGCAGCAAATGTTCCTGCCAAATTAACTTCAATTACATCACCATCCTGCCAATTAATATCTCCATTCTTTTTAGTATGTAGCATTGCTTCCTGTATTTGGTCAATTACTTCTTGAGTTAGTTTCATAAGTTGGTGGGGTGTGGTGGTCGTTCCAATGTCTAATATTACCTGCAACAATAAAACAATTAGTTATTACTAATTGCAAAAAAATAAAAGATCTGATGATACATATTATATCATCATACCTTTTAGTTGTCCTATCATTAAAAGATCCTAGAGTATACTTCCAGATCTTCCATACTTCATTCATACCCAATGCGGTTTTCTGGATGGGTCACGAAGATAATTAGATGCAACCCAAGGTTTGCTGCTAATGTAATTTTTGTAAGCAGTAAAAGT